CAAAAGCACCACCGCTTGTATCGTTGTTGAATATCAGCGTAGTTCCCAAAGGCAATGATTGTGGTGTTGTCAAACGACTTGCCAAAAACAATCGGTTTGTCAATTGCGTAGATGATGCAATCAATCCATTTGGTGGTGGCACAATCAACCTTTTGAATCGGTCAGTATTAAAAAAGGAATCGTTCGTGTATGAGTAACCAGCACCCGTGAAGATTTTGTCAATGATGGTCTTTGCGTAAAGACAAGGTGTGAGTTCGTTATACTGCCAATATGCAATGTTTCTCACGTGACCTTTGTCAATCATTGAATACACATACCCACTACCATATGCAAAAGATTGTGGGCTTCCGTTCTTGATGATGCTTGTGTCCCACGAATTGAAGATGTTGCCTGATGACAATGAGTGATTGTACTCGCTGAAATCCAACGCATTCAGTTTGCGTTCTGCAATGGTGGTGAATAGATCAGCAGTTTGTCCGTGAATACTGCATTCATAAACGATTGCCGTGCTATCTGTGACATTGATTTGAATCAAGCGGATGAATCCCCTCAACTGCTCTATCTCATCCAACAGAACGACTGCTGATGCTTTCTTGTTAGGGTTGAAATCGGGTGCGAATTGTGTGGATGTGCGAACCGTGTGTTCAACCTCAAAGATGTGGGAGAATAGTTTGTTGTTTTGTGCCGTGCCGGGGATGGTGATTGTCTTTGTCCACTCCGATGATCGTGATTGTGGTTCACGGATGTCGGCAATTGCCTTGTTGATTGAGATGTCAAAATCAGCAGACAAATCAACTGGGGTGTTGTTGACCAATAACCTGATCATATCCTTTGCGATTTGTCAGCGAATGAAAGAGTGATGTCAAGTTCCAAATTGAACATCCTATCTTGTACCGTCTTTTTCTGCTCATAGTTGGCATTGTCAATGTTGACCGCATACAAAGTGCCGTCATACATATACACCACCGGAGATTCAATCAGGTCTTTCAGCCAAACTGATTCCGTATCGTTTATCCAATTGCTGAACAGTTTGATTTTTTGGCTTGTCTCTGTGTGATAATTGGTGCGAGTTCTTGCCGATGTTTGATATCCGTAAGTTGTACCGAGTGTGTATGGGTTCTGTTGGAATTGTTTCCGTGTGACTTCAAAGTTGTCTCTCCTCACCATATTAAAACGAAAGGATTCAAACCCTCCCAAACGGTTCATAAAGAAGATGTCAGTTGTTTCGTACTTACTGCATTCATCTTTGATATTGAATCTGTATGTCTCGGATTTGGAAGTACCTCCAGCCTTCAACACCACATCAAAGAATGTCGCTGCACCGGGTATTGTCAATTGACTTCCAACAGGAATTCTCACGACCTTTGAAGATGGCAAAGAGAATGTTTGTGTACTGGCATCGGAGTAAGTAATCAAAACGCTTGTAGCATCTCCCTTCAAACAATAGAGCCAATCCTTTTGCGTTCTGTGGATGGTTCGTGTTCTCACATTCGTCAAGAACTTTGCGGATGTGGATGTCGCAAGATATTGCCCTTCTGCATATGTCACCAAATCAAATGGATTCAATGATGCGTTCCAAACCGTTCCAGTTGCTGAAGTCAAGTCAAGGTATTCGGTGATTGTTCCCGTTGCTGATGGTGAATACTCATAACCAAATTCAACCTCGTAATCCGTGAATGAGTTTACGCATCCGCTTGGTGATGAATCGGTGAACTCCCAATTGTTAGTCACATAAGATTCCAAGATTCGCCCAATGTTGAACACACCTTTGTTCGTACTTCCAAAATAGATGGGTGCTTTGAGTTTTGCAACGGTAGTTGATGCGACCTTGACATCAGCAATGAACTTGAAATTGTCCTTTGTGTAGATACCACCTGAAGATTCCGTGATCACGAAGTTCGTGTCATTGAATGCTGGATGATAAGTATTGGGTTGTTGAGTGATAGATAATGCCACACACAAAAATAGCACTCGTTGGAATGCGTTCCATTTACAACATTTCGTGCAGACAAGCCACAACATAAGCATTGAATCCCTTTGTCGCTGCCTGTTCAATTCGCTTCTGTCTCTCCTTTGTTTTCTGCTTATAGAATGCGATGGTGTTCAAGAACTCAATCAACGGCATTGTGAGAATCGCATCCCACTTTGTACGATCTCCTTTGACAATTCTGTCAACTAATTCCAACCAACCTAACGGACTTGCGTTATCTCCTTGTTCAACTTCTCCATCTCCTTGATCAAATAAGATTGGATAGTTTTCAATAACTCTGGATAAACTGCCGAAAAAAAAAGCGAATAAGAATAGGGAAGCGGAACTTCCATTGACAGAAACAAATCACACTTGTCTTGATAGTGTGCTTGTGCATCTTTGATGGTCTTTGACTTGCCGAAGAAATCCACCTCGTATGCAAGTAAAGCCATTATCTTGTGAAGGCTTTCAATCGTATCTCCGTTGAACACTTGTTGGAGTTCAATGAAATGGTGTCCGCAAATCTCGTTTGGTGTTTTTGCCAATCGGAAATATCTCCCTTTATGCTTGAACATAAATTGCACAGGACGGTTTGGAAGCTCATTCAAGAACTCCAACTTTTTGAATTCTCTTGTAAGGTCATCAATCGGCATTGATTCCACCTTGTCCATTGACCAATGGTTAACGATGGCAAGGATGTTCATTGTCCGTTCAATGTTGGACATATCACGACAAGAGTGTATCTCTTGCAGTTGGTGGATGGTTATGTTGTTCCAGTTCATAGTTGACAAAATATGCTTTTGTTATAATACTTCATTCGTGCAAATTCAGATTTGTATTTTAACCCATATTCAGCACAAGCAATTTTTAAAGAATCAAACACTTTTTCGGTCTCCTTGTGTTTAACTGGTTTTGATGAAAGAAGTTTTAATTTTTGAATTTTGTTGTCCATTAAACCGGATTGATGTGCGTGTATTTGATTTTCGGATTGGGTTGCCCATTCCAAGTTTGACAAATGATTGTTTGTCTTGTTGCCATCCTTGTGATTTACTTGCTCTTTATTCAATGGGTTTTTCAAGTATGCCATCGCAACCAATCTATGTACTTTCAATGTCTTTTTAAAATCCTTGTCAACCAAAGTAACTACTTTGTATCCTTTTCGGTGATTCTGTTGTTTCATCACTTTCCATTTGTTGTACTTATGCGAATACACAACACCATTTTCATCAACAAAATAATCATTAAAACTTTCTATTTTTATCATACAACAAATATACACGCTACCAATCTATAAAACAAACTACGCAAAAAAGAATGTTCCCGGTCTGTTGTGTTTTTTGCAATCGTTGGCGAGTGCAAGGGAGTTGACTGCGTCATCGTGAAGACCTGAAGGTGCGGTATACCTTACCCCATTACGGGTGTATTCAAATTCAAAGTTTTCCAATTCCCCACCATAGGGATTTTCGGGAAATCTTATGTTATTGCCTTGAATCTCCATCACCAAACTTTCAATCAGTTGTTGTTTGCTTTGGCTTGTGTACTTGAACCCGAATATCTTTGGCAATACCTTTTGCAAATCCTCCACGATTGGATCACCCAAACCCGTTGCGTCTATATAGGCTGGTGTTTTCCCAACAACTGAAATGATTTTGTTCTTGGTTTGTGTCCAATCGGCTTGGAATCTGTCCGTATAACACACACGATTCTCGTTATCCAATCCCGTTATGACTGTCCAATCCGTATATTTTGCAAGGTCAATCCCAAATGCTACTGGTGATTTATTGCTTAATGGTGCTATGCATCGGTGGATTGCATCAATTCCGAATGGGTTTGTCTTGTCATCCGCTGGTTCTGCCAAATACAACTCGTTGAAGACATGAAGTGGGAGATCTCGTTTGGCTTGTTCAACCTCTTCAAGTTTGAGAATGCCTTCCTTGACCGCATCGTATGCCGTAATCTTGAAATACTTATACTCATTCTCACCGCTTCTCGCCCTTTCGCCCAACTTATAGAACCAATTCTTTTTCCCTTTGACATTCCCAATCAGTTTGCACTTGCCTTGTGTGGCAGTTAGGGTTGAACGCATAGCATACCACGATTCCTCACGCATACGAGATGCCTCATCTATCACCGCAGCATACACATCATCCCCATACAAGTTGTCCGGCTTCTCCCCTGATTTGAATTCTATCCTTGCACCAGTTGGAAGCGTCAACAATAGTTTGGTTTCGTTACTGATGAAGAAGTTCTTGTCCGTGACTTGTGACTTCATCCTTCGGAATGCTATTTCCGCTTGTTGGTATACCGGAGCAACCCACCAAACAGATTGATTGTCCTTGCACTTTAACGCTTGTTCAAATAACCATATGATGTGAGATGCCGTCTTGCCCGTCTTTGTACTCGCAGCAGTAATGGTAAAACGAGCATCACAATCAAGGATGTCTTTTTGATAACTCGTGACATATGGTCTTTGATAGGTTATTTGCATAAACTTTGATAAACACTTAATCGTGTTAGGTTGTGCAGTTCAAGGTTGTGATAGGTCTCACAATAGATGCGATTTGATTCGCCCATTGATTGTCTCACCGAATGACCAGCATCAATCAACTTCTCAATGGATGCCTTCCAGTTGTTTTGAGTTGCAAAGATTACACCATCATTTCCGGTATGGTATAAGTATGGGTAAACTGCTGAACAGATAATGGGGATAGAATAGGCAGCGGCTTCCACAATCTTCAACTCACTCTTGCAGTTGTTAAAGTGGTTGTCCTGAAGTGGTGCAAGTACGAAGTCAAAGTGCTTGTAAACCTCACCGTATTCAAATACCGAAGTTCCTTGAACGATGTTGGCTTTGGGAATCAGTTTCACGATGTTGTTCCAATGATCACTCGGTGTGTATCCGCAAATGTAGAAATCCACATCCATTGAATTGATGTCATCGGCAATGAGCTTCAAATCCTCTTCGTGTGTGATTCCACCAACCCATCCTATTTTCACTCTCTCGTTCTTCTCCTTTGGTTGCTTCCATTGGTTGTGAGATGTATCCAAGCAGTTTGGCACAATGTAGACATTCTCGTTGATTGTCCTCACCTCATTGGCGAGTTTTTGAGTTGTGCAGAATACCGCATCCGCATAGTTGATGGCATCCTTGATAGAGTTCTTGATCCCTTTGCGATAAGCCCAGTATGCTGGATTGTATTTTGGTAACACCCAATAATCATCCACATCAATCACATAAGGCTTCCCGGCATCGGTGATTCGTTTCAAGACATCGTGAGAAAACAACAACATCATAGGGTGTAAGGTCAACCGTCATCCATTCGGCTTGTGATTGGCAGACATCAACCACCGCTTCTCCGTTTATTTGCATTCTCAAATGTGGTGCATAGATGCGATGGTAAACCACACCATTGATTCCGTCTGTTAGTATTAAGAGTTTCATAGGGTATTAAGTAAGAAGTTAAAGCCTTGATTGGTGACATAGTCAAAGCCATTGTTTACGGGGATAACATTTGGTGAGTGAACACACACCTCAAGCAATCGTTTTACCTTCATCTGCTCTGCGATTGCGTAGGTGCTTGACTGATTCCCAATGAACGCCTTGCAACTGCCGACAATTGTTGCCAACATCAAAGCATCCTGACATTTTAAGAGTTCACAATCCAACTGCCATCTCTCGGTGAATGCGATGTATTCGGATTCGTAACCAAAGAACACGCACTTGTGTTCCTTGAGTGGGAAATAGTTGATGTCGTGATTCCGATAACGAGCAGAGAAGTTCAAGAGAATCTTATCCGCAAAGTATGGAATCGGTTCACTCGCTTCAATGCAAGGTTCGTGAAGGTCTGTTATCAATTCAGGATAGACAAGAAAGTGAT